AACAATAATACACAATTATGTTTTTATTCTTTTATTACAATGTTACTTCAAATACAAAATATATAATGAACCTTTTTCAACCACACCACTCTCTCATACGCAGTTGCCTCTAAAATATCGCTATAGTGAGGACTGGCAGTGAGTTTACTCAAGATCCATACAAAATAAATGAGTGAATTTCCATCACTCTCCGTTTTAGACCAACGGTAGAATCATCTAAATTAAGTTAAATTACGCTTCCCCATCCTGCAGAAAGTTGAGCATGATTTCCCATAAAACCCTGCGACATAGAATTACCTGGTAATTTAGCATGATAAATTGATCGTCCCCCAGTTACTTGCCCCATTTTCGGTAGAGCTGAAGCATTACCCCCATAAGCTAGATAAGATGGTAAGCCCACTTCTGATAGTGCAGACTTGTGCTGATTGATTAGCCCGGTATTATAATCTTGGGAAGACTTTTGCATCTGCATGGCTGTCTTTGATCGCATCTTAGTCTGAGCGATCCCAGAAATTCCAGACGCAGTAGATGCAATTGCGGCTCCGGCAACAATGGACTTTCCTGATCCGTCACCGCCATGTCCCTTAGCGCTATTTGCAGATTGGTTATCGCCACCGATAGATGTTGCCTGTACACCAACATTACGTCTAGACGGCTCAACAGTGGTAGCACGGTCAACAGATCGTCCGTTTGTTCCAGTTCCTGTGGTGCGACGGCCACCCGAAGTGTAGTTTCCAGATATTGCATTTCCCTCGTAAGCAATTGGTGTTCTACTGCTAGTACCAACATCTCTCGTGCTTGCACTTGCAGCCGTGGGTGCAGTTCTTCCAGATATTGATGGAACATCAAGGTGCAGTCGTGTCGATGGGCCGCCATAATGAGTGAGGTAATCGCTCCTGGGTAAAAGCTCAAAATCTCTGGCATTGCCATTGTGCACGGTCTTCGATACATTTCCTTTATGGCTACCTTTAATGACCATTCCTTGTGAGTGTCCATATTTAGCTAAATCTGAAGTAACTGAGCTATCGTACCAACTAGATCCTTGGTTAGTAAATTTTTGATAACTATGTCCCTTACCTAATGGTGAAAAAGTAGATTTTATTGCCTTACCAGTAGCTTTAGTAGCAGCATAAATTGAAGCCATTTAATTATATATTGGTTATACATATACGAAATAGGAATTATTTAATAGACTATTTTACAGTGACTTAGTCACTTTTAGCAGCATTCTGTTGCGTCTCATATCTACGGGATTTGGCAACACATCTGTTATTTGCATTACTCCATCTTGGCGTATATCATACCTATTGTACGTCAACCTCAGAACTGTACTCGATGGACTCGTGGTGAAGAAACCAGCAGGGTAGAGTTTCAGATACATGATGGGCAACCCAGTATCTCTCTCAGACACTACATACCTGATGCACTGATTCTGGACTTGGTTTGCAGGAATTATGTTCAATAGCGCATTTCTCATAGCTACAGTTTGCACTGAGTTCCACGTCACATGATGCAGCACTGGAGGGTCGCTTGGTGTGCCCCCAATTCCAGACACCTCTATATCTGCTTCGAAGTACACTGGTGACTCCCCATTGTACACTGTTTTTTGGTTGTTAGCCCCGTCAGAATGTATCTCCAATGGACGAAGAGTTGGTCGGAACAGACACAGAAAGGGAGTCACATTCGAGTTCTTTCCCAAATTAAGAGGTGCAGACATGTCAATAAATGGGTTATCAGTCATACTGGTGTCCCAGTCATATGTGATCGCAGGCATAGACATTGGCACTTTGCGTAGTTGTTTATCCCAGGTTGTCAAAAAGCCAAAGCTTTCATTTGTCAAGTAGCTATTTTGTGCTGGTAGATACTCGAACGATTGAGCTTCCTCTCTGTTCAATTTCACAGCTCCATACTGACCCTTTGTGATCAGTGGTGTGGGCACCTCTACTCGTATGTAACTGACAGGTTGTGATAGGTATGGTTCAACAGCACCGTAGCCTGGTGGGAACAGAGCATTATACGGATTCGCACTAGTAATTGTTTTATCCAGTATGGGAGGCACTATTTGACTGAAGCAGAAGTCATTTCCTAGACGGGAGAAGATTTGGACATTGATCTGTGATAGTCCTGTAGAGCTTGTGTTGAGGGGCATGAGCACGTACAGACAGTACCATCCGCCGAAGCTGTTGGGGTTTGCAACATCGAGGTTCTTGTAGTGGTACATGACAGGGCGTTGATCCATAACTTGTCTGGTAACAAGTTCAAGCTGTTTTGGATCGATAAGTTCCCATTCGAATGCAGTAATTGAAGACATCTCGGTAAGACTGTCAGGGTCAATGTTCGGTGGTATTCTTGCCATAATGAGTGCTCCAGCGTGAAAACCTGTGCCAGCCACTTTGATTTTAAATTGAATAGATCCAGACCATGTGTTGTACAATTTGGACATATATGAAACGATATTATTTGAAGAAGTGGGGTGTATTGGCGCTTTGAAAATAAGCGTCCCTGGCAGCATTGTAGTGTTCCAAGTAACAGTGCTGACGGAAAGGAACTGTTCGTACAAATACGGGTCCACATTGTTAGATTGTCCAGTGTGAGGGACAGTTTCTGCAGTCGTTTGTGCTGCAGGTGCTTGCAGTCCTGACACAACGCCGGGGTTAGCTGAGACAGAGTCTTCGATAGTTCCATTACCAGCATCTGAGCCATCGGAACTAGGTACAGCGGGTGCAGACATTCTATAGTATGGGTGTTAGACATAAATATGCTATAATAAAACAGATAGTGTAGATACAAAAGTTAATAACTAGAATGTACATTTAAGTGTTAGTTCGCTTTACATATACGCGTAATAAACATAGTTAGAATTACAAATTAATAAGAGGGGCATTATATACAGTAGCCGATAAACAGCTATGAAAAGAAGGGAAGTCTATGCCTCTCAGATTGAACTTATATGCTGATGCACGTAAGTGATCTCTTATTTCGTCAAAGAAATCCTTTCCCTTCAGACACGACTCCCTAAGCGCACCTTGCACAGTACTCGCAATGGTGGTCTTATCAAATCCTATACGCTCTGGTTCTTGCGAATATTTATGTGTTTTCTTCTTCGTTGCATAGGATAGCATTTTACAAATGCTTAGGTCAACTAAGGCACCATAATATTTACCTTCTATCTCGACAAAGTTTCGCTTAAGAAACTCCATATCTTTCAATTCCATGAATGGTGCAACATCTCCTGTCTTGGCAGCATTAGTTAAGGTAAAACCAATCTTCTGACATTCCTCTTTATATGAATTGAAGTTGAAAATATGCAGGATTTCTGCTTTCACAGTTATCATATTATCATCTCCAAAGAAAGAGCATCGAACGAACTCCATGAATTTTTCGAAAGAACGAAATTCCGGTTTATGGACGGCCATAATCTTGTAGTAACAATAATATGTCAGCATCATGTTAACCAAGCAATTATCCAACGCAGTTTCAGGTTGCCCTGATGGATTTCCTCCTGGTACTTTCACAACATAATTATCATACGTTATGAGTGGCCCTTGCAAACACTTATGCAACCAAGTCCGTATTACATCATCTTCTTTCGTCCATTTCGTGTCTACAATCTTGTAGATTTTGTTATATATCAAGGGAACCATCTCCATGAAAAGCTTAGGTATAGTCGCATCCCAATTAGCAAAATCACCATCAAAACCCACATCAGACACTTCTGCATGGTAATAGTACAAACTGTGCCAATCCAACGACGCGGGATTGATACCAATTTTTATAGGCGTCTTATGAAAGATGGAGGTTATGGCTGCTCCTGCTCCATGAAAATACATCCGATGTGCTATGGTATAATCCACTGGACAGGCCGCAAACGACCTAGTTTTTGAAGTCTCATAGATCTTCTTCAGCTTTAACGGTTCATCTTTAAGTGATCCACAAAAAACCACTGCAGAACGTTTCTCGTGTCGTGCAGTCGAAATCAAAGCATCCACTGCATGATTCAATCGAGTTCCTAACTCGTCCTTCTTCAATACTTGGAGACCTTTATCGTCCTGTTCAAAGAACACAGATTTCCTCTGTACTCCAGTCCAATGCTTGAAGGGGTATCCAGCAGAACTTTGTCGATACATAGGGTTAGAACCGACAAGATAACTGACGCCGTTGATTGCCTCAGTCTTCGTCAAAGTGGTTACTTTCAAATTTGAAGCTTGGATCTGCGTAGCTAAGTAATCACCGATCTCATCCGCACACATACGTAACAAATCCACATCTATATCTGGTTGAACCACATTCCATTTCTGAATTGCCTCATCATAGATCTTCGTCTCGCCAGTCTTCCTTGGGTCGACATCTGACAAAACTGCAGGTTCAAATTGATGACCAAACTTCTCTGGAAAAGCAAACGGCGACTTATAATACTTAGTCTCTGTTGGATGGAACTGATTCAATACCTTCTCCCCATCTTGCAAGGTTCCAAAAAGTGGAAACCCGCCATATGTGGCGTTCGTGTGTCTTTTAACACATTGATGCGAAAGCACTGTAATTTCATCCAATGACTCATGGAAGAAGTCCGCACACGTTTTCTCAATGAATTCTTGTGTAACAATACTACCAAAGCCTTCACTATCTGATCCAGCCGAGTGAAATCCAACAATTTTTCTCGTTATAGTCGGATTCGTTATAACTAATGGAGATCCACAATCGCCACCACTTGTATTTACGGGTTCATACTTCAAACCCATTGCATGTCCGCGGTAGTTAATTCCGTGCTTAGCCACTTCTTTTATACGCCGTTCAACAACGTCGCCAAATACTAGCACTCTCCAAACTGAAGTTATAACATCCTTACGCTTCGTTGTGGTCTGCAAA